AAGGGGTGGAGTTTGATAGCTGGTTGAAGCGATGTCCCATACCCTATGACTTCTCACACGAAATAGAAAACGAGGATGACTGGCAGTTATATATCTACTTTATCCTTGACAAGGAGGTACAAGATGACTGAGCCATATCAAGCAGAAGTTACGAAGATCAAAACAATACTATGGAATGCACAGCATATCATCAAGAATGCTAAGGCTAATCTATATCCAGATGGAGAGGAAACTGTAGCATCAGAGTTACAAGCTGCACTACATAAGCTAGTAGATGTTGAGACACTAGTAGGTGCACTGCATCGTGACCTACTAACAGAAACATCACAACCGTATTGTAAACAACATCAAGATGCATGCTGGTTAGACCAATGATAGATGATATCTTAGTCGCCATGAATTGGAGATGGACGTGTCAAGGTTGTGATAAGGAAGGTGAAATTCAATCACTCAATCGTTACGATGCCTACGGTATACCCACAGGTGCATGGTGTGACGATTGCTACAAAGATGATAGTATATATCCGTACCATAAAGACGAGTACTTCGACCCAACCTATGCAGGCGAGAGCCTAGAGGAGGATTACTGACATGGCATTTATACAAGTTAGTAACTCTTTCGATGAGAAAATAATAGATGTAATCTACACCCGTACACTACGGCATGAGGTTGGCAACGCCAACTTCAAGGATGCACTAGTCAAGCGTGTCCTCAAGGCTGTAGAGAAGGCTGAGTACGTAGATTGGGTGACTTACGAGGGCGATGATGGCTACGAGAAACCTATCCTAGATGATGACTACGAAACGCAGGAAGAAGAAACAGAATAAAACACCTAAAGACCAGGCGGATTACTATCCGTCTGGTCAAAGGTTAGGTACTGTATGGACGTACTGCTACTGCATTCGAGAATGCAAGCTACTACCATTCAGTAAGGCAGACCAGTGGAGGCGTGATATCCACAACGAAATGTTCAATATAAATGACAGTATGTGTCCAGATCTAAATACAGTATTGCATGATGAGGTTAGCGAATGAAAGCACAACAAGTTGTAAAATCACCTAAGCGTAGACAGGATAATAATAATTCATATGGCGGACAGAAGTATCACCTAGTGTATGTTGGCAATGTGTATGGCAACAACCATAACGGATGGCCTTGGGCTGGCGTAACCCTAAGTCTCAGTGAAATATTCAGAAAGATTCCTAAAAGCCAAAAATCAAAAGCAAAGATAAGACAAAGACGGCTAACATGGGCATCAGCCAAGAGAAAAAAGACTAGACTCAAAAGAGATCAAAGCTCTAGAGATGACCTTACATACACATTACTACGTGCTGGTATACAAGTAGGAGATACCTTCTTAGTGTATCATTCGGGAGAACCTTTAGTGGTACGCAAACAAGATGCTGGTGCATCATATTACCTTGCTACTCCCAACAAGATACAGATAGAACAAGTAGCAGCAGGTGTAAGAAAGATTAGACGTGACCTACGATGGTCACATGGTAGTTTTTGTCATGGAGTGCCATCACAAACACCGTTAGAGATCGTCGTATGAAGTACCACATAGCCAGCACATTTTACAATACAGGCTTTGTGCTAGTAGAAGATAAGTTTCCACTAGAGATGCCGCCTGCATACGTGTTGAGTGGATGGCCTACCTTTGAATGTGACTCAACAGACATGGATATACTAATGGAAGAAGCAATGAAGCATGTCACAGAATGTGAGTACATGAATCTGTGGCATATATATATGAACTAACAAGGAGGTTAGTTATGTTATCAAGACGTGAAGTAACAATAATTATGATTGCCCTATCCATGATGGCTGGTTTTATAACAGGCATTGTGGTATGGAATACCTTTAGGTCGTATGAAGTAGAGCCACCAGTAGCTGAAGCCACACTAATCAACCCGTACATAGACGTACAAATGAACACACCAGTACCACCGACACCCGAACCTACCGCAGAACCACCACTCCAAGCTCGTTTGAGCTACTATTGGCCACCGAATCTTGGACCTAACTGTCATCCCGATAACGTGGTAGATGGGCAATGTACCAGTTGGCTGACTGATGGTCATCGATGGCATCACTGGTCGTGGTGGCACGAGAAATATGCTACAGTCGCCTGTCCTAGTGAGTTTCCTTTGGGAACTAAGTTTTATATACCTGCACTCAAGAATACTTATCTGTGTATTGATCGTGGTGGGGCTGTTTATACCATTGAGTATGACGGTAGTGTGAGGCTTGACATCTTACAGCGTGACCCAATCTGGGTAGCAGACGGAGAAGGGGTGGCTATTGTACGTGATGAGTTCTCACCAGCAGGCTCATACATCGTAGACTTTGTGATAGTGGAATAAAAAATAAGGGGAGGCTACTTTCATAGCCTCCCCTGTTACTGATTGGAGAAATTCAGGAGGAAAGGAGAAAAACCTGTAATCTCTCCGCTACCAAGGAGGTGATGTGTATATTATACGGCTATTGTCCTTGTTTAGCAAGACCTCTACTGAATGCATAAAGCCCTGCAATTATAGCTCCTGCCCAAGCGGCCGCTTCTGGGGGTAGATAACCCTGGACAGAAGCAATCACTCCTGCTACTAGAGCACTTACAGATACCCAAAACTCAGTTGTCTTCCAGCCATTCTTCATCTTATATTCCTCCGAATTATGTGATGCAATTATACTACATCACTTTCATTATAATATGGGGGCTGTAGCTTACGTACCTTTAGTGCTTTACGAATTAGTTCTGCGGCATCGCCCCTCGAGATGTGAGTGGTGGTGACATACAGCAAGAGCCATCCTTCAAGCTGGCTTAGATTCAGCTTCTCACAGTCATTCTCATAGCCTTTGCCACGATTATGCCTGCCTCCTACCCATATGCCTCCCTGTACCTCACATGCTACCTTTTCTTCAGGCCATGCAAAGTCAAACCTAAATCTCCTAGCATTACTAAAGCGATACTCTCTTTCAGGCTTCTTAACTTTGAGTAGCTTTAGCTGCTGTGATAGTTCGTCTTCTAGTTTGCTTTTACTCATTGCTACACTCAGTGGTGGTATCTTGCACAGCAGCTAAAGCAATGAACAAAGAGTCTTGGCAAGCACGACCAATCTCTAACTGGCCTGCTATACTAATGGCTTTGTCCAAAGCTGATTCGGCACGCTTCATATTGTTGGCAAACTGCCGCTTCTGAGATTTCACTTTGTCCTTACGATCTCTTGCGTCAGCTATAAGTGCGATCAGTGTTCTTACTGGCATAGGTACTCCTCCATAATTGTCCGCGCTCTCTACCGCTTTTGTCAACCACGATTTTGCGGCATCTAAACTACCTGCAGAACGTGCTGCTCTGAAATGATACCTAGTAAGGGTAACATATTCTTCACGTACCTGCACTGGAAAGAACTCTGCACAATTCTTGTACCTCAGCACTGTATCTGGCAATACACCACTTACATCTGCTATTGCCTGCCGTACCGCCCTCTTCTTCTTAGGGTTATCAGATGCTTCATCTTCCAACGAAGTAGCAATGTCTCCAATTGACCAGAACTCCACGTCTCCTAAGCCCCTGACCTGTTGCAATAGCTCGAGGTAACTATCTGGTATTAGTTGTGCTGGTGTCAGTGTCAGTGCTTCATTATTCATAACCATATATCTCCTGAGTCAAGCCCACTATCGTAGTGCCCATTCTTTTCTAAGAACAGTTTCAATCTATCCATTGATGTTAGATCCTCGGCTGGCAACGCATAGCTACGGATACGATATCCGAAATCTTTCATGATAGCATGCTTCATTATCTTACCAAGTGTCCAACCAACCCACTTGATTGTATCAACATCAATGAATTTACCTAACACTAGGACATCAGCTACCTGTTCTATATCAGTTTCTTTTACCAAAAGAAAAACTGGCTTGCGAGCACACTTTACATCTATAGTGAGCCCATTAGCCAGTTCAAAGTCTACTCCACCATCACCCCAAGGCCGTTGCCATAGGTCATCTTCATCTATAGTAAAACCGAACTCGTTTGCGAATGCAAATTCGCCCGCCACCCCAACTACATTTTCAGCATTGGGATCTTTAAAGAGGCGATGTGTTCCCTGCTTTCCATGTGACTGTTGTCGCTTGCGTCCCAACTCTTCTATTTTTCCCATGATTTTTCACCCTGTAGTCAGGTATGTCCGACATATCTACGAAACCATCTGGACCACACATACCAATTAGTCTAGACATAGAAGCTCCACCTATCCTCTCTCCTAACTCAGCAGGTGTGAGGTTACTAGTCAACAAAAAGCTTTTATGTTCGTGGATACGATTGATTAGCTTATAAAATTGTTCTCGAGCCCACTCCATATTGGCAGCATACTCTTTTCCAAAGTCATCCATTATCAAATAAGGAGACTGCTCCCAATCTTTGAACAATTGAGTCGGAGATCCATGTGCGTAACTGTCTCGTATCGACTGGAAAAAATCCTCGGAAGTTATAAACTCTCCATGTTTTCTAAAACCATAAGGCGGGGTAGGTACAGCACCTAGAGCTCTGTATGCAGCTTGGGCTAGGTGTGTCTTACCACATCCATAGTTCTTACTCCATAACACAATCCCCCCTGGCTCTCCTTCTACCAGGGATTCAATCCATGCATACACTTTGGCCTTCGCTTCTTGGCATTTAGGATGCCATGTTACATCAAAGTTATCGAAGACACTAAAGTCAACCGGAGACTCCGGCAAGGAAGTCACCAATATCTGATGAGGTATGATGTCCTGCTTTTTCTCTATCATTATTCCTCTCCCATTCTGGCATTTGTTGTAACAAAAATCTTAGACTCAGCTTCTTGTCTTGCCAAAACTTCTGGCTCTTATAGTACGTATAAGCTTGTCTGAATTGCGATACACTATACTTCTCTGCAATCTGACGTGCAGCTTTACCTTCTCCTTGATACCATTTGGGGCCATACCCCAATAATTCCACGTAAGCATCTTTGATACCAACTGTACGATTTTTGATTGTTTGTTCTGCGTCGGTGGCTTTGGGCTTTGCTTTTTTTTTCTTAGCTTTAGCCTTGACTGAGGGAGAACCATTCTCATACTGCTCCATGTTCTCTTTCCAGCGATCTTGTATGCTTACAACTAACGTGGGTGCAGGCCTATTCTCGAATTGTTCTGCTCGTAACTTTATCCAACCATCTTGTTCCAACTCCCTCCGACTCTCGCTTACCTTACCTACACTCATACAGGTACGTTTAGCTGTAGTACGCACACCTTCATAGCAAGTGCTGTTGCCACCACATACTCTGTAATAATGTACTAATAAACGAAAGGCATAGGGGGATAATCCAACATCATCAAGGAGATTAGGAAGCATAGTAAAGTACTTACGCCCCCCAACATCCTCGATGTATTGGTCAGTAGTTTCAGGCACCACTAGAACAATGCGTTGATAGACTCTTCTTCTGTAGTAGCGAACACTGGTTCGTCTAATATAGGAGAATCTGTATCATCAGATCCTTGATTCCATGCTTTCAACCATTCCTCTGCACCTTCAGCAACCTTAGTAAAGCTTTCGTAGTTCTCACGACCTACGAAAATAACTTTAAGACGTTCCTCTGTGATTTCATCACCACCTAAATAGAGAGGGTGTGGCCGTAGTGGTGTGATAACACTCTTTGCGGATGATCCTACTTGATCGTACTCTGGCTCGTCACCAAAAGTACCAATGCTATGCCAGAAAGCACACTGAGCTATACCATTGTCTGCACCAGCAGCCCTTCGAGCAGGACCAATGGCATTATAAAAGTCACGCAGTGAATCCATGAGATTACCCGCTTGATATCCTTTAGCGGTGAGCACACAGTAGCCAGCAAACTTTGGAGTAGCATTATCTAAGTAACCTAAGCCAGATAATACCTGTACATGTCGGCGTGTGAACCCATTATCTCTATCAAACTGTGTTTGATATCCACCTGCCTGGTCCAGCCAGCGTAACCTGAACCCTATAGGTGCTACTACTACTTTCCGGGTAAGGTATGCCCCATATGCACCCTCTCTCCCATGTAAATTTTTATGTTCCCAATCACTGGGCACCACTATATCCTCAGTAGACAACAATTCATCTACTGCCTCGGCTGAAGCGGCAAAACCACCGTGGCGAGGCACTCCTTCATTGGCCTCCGGCTTACCATTATGTGTCCAGAGATAAACTGCGGACACAGGAAGATTCGCTTCCCATGTTTCTGACATTGGATCGGCTATTGATGATGCGCCTTGCAAAGCTTGCGCAACAAAGCCAGTATTTGACTTCTTAACTATAGGCATAATACTTTACCTCCTTAGTGTATGTTGTTGTTTATACCTTCTGAGTAGGTTGCATATATGGGTATGCAACTGGTCCAGACTGGTATCTATAATGAGAGAAGTGTTCTCGTAGGATTTGTCTAATCAATGAGGACTCTGATCTATCCTCTACCTTTGCACGCTGAGCAATCATTTCACGAAGACCTCGATTGACTACCCACGAAGCTGTCACCTTCTCGTCCGACTCTGTTTGAACATGTTGATTATTCATGTTCATAGTTTATCACATAAAACAATAAGACGCATTAGAAATTAGGGACTTTTCATAAGTGGGGTTGAGCGTGACGGTACAGTTTGCTTTAATTATCTAGAGTAGTTTGTCATCCGCTTGGCTCAACCCCAACGGATGATACTAATAGTATACCCTATAACAGTCTAGATAGATTCTATTAGAGCAATATATTCCCGGGGAGATCTTAACGATAAAGAGTAAATAAAGTCCAGCATACTTTCCTTACCATAGCGAGACACAAAGATTGGAGCTAACCTTTCTTTCATTGCTGTTGTCTGACCAAACTCCATGTGGCAACTGTGGTGTAGCAACGAACAGTTACGCTCATCAAATATTTTCTTCTTCTTACTCTTGGGGACTGCACTACGTTTGAGAAGCCATTCATGCATATCACCTTCGTTATTTAACCAGTGATCACACCAGTCGCAACGGTCACGCTCATCAAACAGCTTACGTTTCAGGTCCTTACGATTCACTAGTCAGTAGGTATCGCTTGATACTTTACATTCACAGTATTTTCAGCTAGGGTGTCGTTGTATAGCCTGAGCCAGTAGCCTCCCATAGCAGGTACTCCAAATCCTCTCATGCTAGACCAGCTATTGCCATCCTCTATGTCAGATACGTAACAGCCTGTCTGTAAATAGATGCGCTCTTGGTCAGTCATTATCCTGCCATGATTAGATATAGTCTCGACTGGCATTGACATACTGAACCTATTATGTATATGCCCACGCACCATAATGTCAGCATTCGGCCACATCACCGCAGAACGGTTACTCTGAATAGCACCCTTAGTCACAGGTGCATTGCCACCCACGCCATGATGATACTTCATGTTAATAGTCTTACGTCTACCACCACTGGCGTACTTCATTTTGAATTGTACCCAACCTGTGTATGGTCCTACTATCGGACCAGTACCTGTCTTTGCTTTGAGGTAAGTGGATACAATCGTGAGTGGAGAAATTTCGTGGTGTTTTTGGTAAGAATGCTCGTGATTCCCAAGAGAAAGCAGGGCTATGTTATCAATATAAGGTGCTAGAAAATCTGCGGCATCCTCACATACATTACCGAGGTAGTCATCACTGCCAGCATACTCTGCACGCAGTTGATGCTTGGCACTGCGAGGATCAAATTTTCCACCCATCAAATCAAGCAGGTCTCCGAATATAAAAACAGGTGCATTACGCACCCTTGCTTGTTCCAAATGTTTACGGATTAGTTTTCTATTACACCCCTTAGCATCAAAATGTATATCACTAATCAATAGGAAGTATTGTTCCCATTGTGCCGTGTATTCTAGGCGTGTGAAATAACAGCCTGGCGAAACCGAAGGCTCTAATGTTGGTAATAAATTGTCCATACAAAGTTATACCGGGGGTGTGAACATCCTAAATACTATCATAATAATACCTCCTAATATTATCCAGATGAGCTTCATAAGCCAGCCCAAGTTAGCCTCTATCGATGTTACACGTTCTGATAATGCTTTCACCTCGTCCTCCACGCCGTCTAACGCATCAGCCATGCGCTCCGACGAATGGTTTAACACTTTTATATGCGTTCTAATTCTATTGACGTGTTCAAGTATTTGTTGTTCCATAAGATCTTGCTCCTACTATCTGCGCAATTGGTGAATCAGTCCAGATTTCGTGTGGAAAACCTGAAGACGCAGTAGCAATAAAGCTATAACAGCTATGTACTATTGGGTCCAAACTTTTCACATAATCGACATAGGTATGTGCCTTCTCGGCCTTGCCTACGCTAGGAGAGGGATTAGAAAACTCAGTAATCAATATGGGTTTGTTCCCTCTAATATAATTGCGATAATATTGTCCGCCATCTTTCAACATACATTCTAAATCTGTTTGAAAATAGCAATGGGCTCCTATCCAATCAGCCTCCTGAAGAGCACCCGCATCTTCTGCTTCTTTGTAAAATGGTAAAGCAGCCGCCCGTATTCTAGGTACATCTGGTCCCGGGGATAACC